GTTATGATCCGGATGAATTACATAGATTATTTTATACCGGAGCGACGAGAGCGAAGCGTGAATTGCACGTCTTGGACCCAAGAGATTTTGATCGAGCTTATATACTATGACCAACAAAGAAATATTTAAGAAAGCTACATACGATTCTTTAGATAAACAAGTAGGTGGAAAACATTACAAAAATATGAAGATTCAACCTGCTGAATTCATTAACGAAAACAAGTTGCTTTTTGCAGAAGGGAACGCTATA